GTATTGTTTAACAACATCAAATTCTTCGTGACTGATTCTCGGTCTGAAATTACCCATCTATTTAAATAGTTTAGTGAGAAGTTGTAACCTACTTCTAAAGGTTTCATTAAAGGTAAACTTAACTAGCAACCCTAAAACGAACGCTAGTATAACTAAAAACCAACGTGTCTTATATTTAGTGATGTATTTATTTTGATATTTTACCTTTTGAGCTTCCGCTTTTATGTATTTTGTCTTGTACTTGTATTCAATACGTGTCTGAAATCTCGTTTGAGGTACGTAGGAACGCTTGTAACGAACGATTGTATCTTTCTGAACGATTACCTTCTCCCAATAAATTGAGTCTCTTAAAACGTACGGAATTGAATCTATCGTTGAAACTTGTATTGTGTCGCTTGTTTCATCGCATTTGTAACCTTTCTTAATTGCTTTTACTATGTGGTAATGAGCAGAACACGAACTCAATAACAAAGCAACAATTAGCCACCTCATAAATTTTTAAGCATTTCAATTACACGTGGACAAGGATACATATCAGATTTGTCTTTACGAACTGAATTGTGTGTAAATATTCCTTTCGTGTTTTTAAAGGCTTCCTTATCAATTGCCCATATCTCGCTTCTGTAGTCTTTAGGAATGTCGTAAGTATCACACAGGTACTCCACAAGTTGACGTAGTGACTCAATCTGAGCATCTGAATACTTGTAGTAATGTTTGAATCCTTTAAATGGTTTCTCAAGCTCTGTTACGTTCTCAGGTTTTACTAATCCACCGGCATAGTTGTAAAACTTATCACCTTTCTTTTTAAGATATCCCCAATTACAAACTTCAATACCTACAGAACATTTATTTAAGTTGACGTACTTTGCTCCGTTTGTAGCGAAATCTTGATTGTCAATTCCTAAATGCCAAGCCCAATGCTTAGAAGAAAAACATTGAACAATAGTTCCATCTTCTCCGATCACAAAAGCAGTTGCAATTCGTGTGGCGATGGAAATCTTCAGGCGATGGATTGACTATTTTCCCCCTGCGAGCTTTGGCGCGGCACCAGTCGCAGTCACCTTTTCCGCGAAGCCGGATCTGCAGTGTTCGATATTTGCCGAGATCTCCGGCTGTGATCGTGGCGTGTGTGAGTGCGATTCCTGTGGCATTGACTGAATACGCGGCCAGCTGATCATTCGCAGTCGCCGCGTCGCCAGTTGCAATGCTGTCAGATATGTTTCGAGCAAGTCCGAGGGCCAGCTGCGCGTCGACACCGATTCCGAGCGTCTCAGCGATCTCCATGTCATAGGCGGCCATGCGATAAGCGCTGCCATAGACTGCGCCGCCGATCTCAGTGAGTGCAGCCGTCAGCGCACGCTTGCGCAGCACTGGATCAATCTCCGGATCGTTTATGATGGCCACGAGTCGATTCAGTTTCGGCCGGAGGCGTTCGATCGCTAGATAAAAGTCCATGATTCGACCTCCGATTTTATTTCAGCCATCAGCATGTCGACTTCATCAATCTGCTCCTGATCATAGCCGGATTTATACGTCACATCAGCGAGCGGCTGCATTGCGGTGATAATGGCTGTTGCTTGAGCTGAAGTGATTCGGTTGCTGATCTCTTTGAGATTCAATCCCTTGCTGAATATTTGACCATTTGTCCGGACGATTCCGGTTGTCGCGAGCCATTTTTTGAACTCCGAAAAAGTGCCGAACTTTGCCAGCACTAGATCTTTTATGAATGCACTTTGATCACTTGTTGCCATGCCCCTATTTTACCACGAGCGCGGACTTTATTTCATAAGCGAGATGACAGTTGCAAATATGCCGATCGATGTGCCTGCTGCTCCGAGCAATCCGAGCAACAGATTTCCGTTTCTGCGTGCGCCGCGATCTTGTTCAATCGCTGCTGTCAACGCCCTGATCCGATTTTCATGATCGAGCATTGTTGCCTTTGTGTTTGAATCATATGACTTGATGTCATTGCTCAAATTTTCCACTAGAGTTGATACTCGAATAAGAAGATCATGATCGTTCATACTCTCCGCTGTTTTCGTGTCCACTTACTGCCCCCCTCCGGCCATTATTTTCGTTATGTCAGCATGGGATTATGAGATCATGGAGACTGTTGGCAAGGGAATCGATCCAGTGTTGTCGCTTGGACTGGCCCGAAACATCTCTGACTCAATAGCTGTCGGCAATCAGCAGATCACACTTGATCAAGCTCAGTCATATACTGTGCAGGCTGCTGCGGCAGGTATGGCGGCCGCTTCAATCACAGCCGGTCAGCTTGGAAAATATCGGACTCTGAGGATCCGTCTGAGGGGGAAAGGTGATTGTGACTGGTGTCGCGCGAAAGCTGCACGCGGGACGATCGTGAATCCGACTGATGATGACTTCAGGAGACATGGCGGCTGTGATTGCTTTTATGACGCGCAGGGCTACAAGTCGCGCAATGGTGAAGTGAAGAATTATCGGCCGACATAGGCAATATTGTTGATTCTGCTTATGTGTGGTATAGTAAAAAATGTCAATACGCCGACAGGCGGTAAAAATGGAGGGACAATATATGCAATACTTTAAAAAGAACGATTCAGGCGAGTACGAGGAAGTCAAACCGGCGAAAGTTTTTGAGACGCAGGACGAGATGAACGAGTTTGTGAAAGAGAAAACCGATCAGATCAAGCGCAATCAATTCGGCGATTACGATGACATCAAGGCTCAACTGGCTGACGCAAACAAAAAAGTCACTGAGGTGGAAACATCAAAGAAGACTTTGGACGAGCAGTTGAAGTCGAAAGACAACGAAGTTCAGAGTGCTACTCTGAAAGCTGCGCGTGTCACAATCAGGCATGAATTCGGGCTGAAAGAAGATCTTGACAAATTCTTGATCGGTGAAACTGAAGAGGAGATCCGTGCAAACGCTGAGCTTCTCAAGAAAAATGGTGGCACTGGTGGAGTAACAATCAAGAAAGACACAGAAAAGGATCCGAAAGAATCCCCATCGAAGTCACTTGCACAAGGCATATTTGGTCCGGCCGACGAATAAATTGAATTTTAAGTCATAGATGGGAGAATAAAATCATGGCTATCGGTACAGGTGATCTTGATCTTGGTAACTACGTTGCAAAAGGCGTATTTCAAAAAAACATTCAGAGTGCAACAATTCCTCAATTAGTTGACGAAGCACCTGAAAAATTGCTTGTTGGAAAAACTGATGTGATCACCCTCACAGCAACTCCAAAAGCAGAACTTGTCGGCGAAGCTGTCGCAAAGAGCGCAACACCACGCGCACTTGACAAGGTAACTGTTCGCACCTACAAAGTGCAGTACACTGAGCGATTCAGTGACGAAGTGCTTCAACAGGACGAAGACACACAAGTCGGCGTTGTGGAAGCATACACAGCAGGGCTATTGAAAGCACTTGGCCGCGCAATCGACCTTGTTGGCTATCACGGAATCAACCCTCTGACTGGTATTGTTGCAGCTCAGGCTGACAACTATGTCGATCAGGTTGCTCCTCGTGTGTATGACGCTGACGCTGGTGACGCGCTTGATCTTGCTGTTGACGCACTGCTTGACAGTGGCTACGCAGCAAACGGCATTGCAATCGATCCTAAATTCTTGGCTGCACTTCGCAAGCTGACTGTTAGTGACACGAGCAATGCAAAGCGGTTCCCTGAAATCGGCTTCGGTATCAACTTGAGCGATCTTGCTGGCTTGAAAGCCGCTGTGTCGAACACTGTGTCTGGTTCAGCTGAAATGGCTGCTGAAGACGCAACCGACCGCGCCATTGTTGGTGACTTCACCGCAATGAAGTTCTCGATCGTGAAGACTGTTCCTGTCGAATTGATCAAATTTGGTGATCCAGATGGACAAGGTGACTTGAAGCGTCACAACCAAATTGCGATTCGTGGTGAAGCATACTTCGCTGTCGCTGTGCTTGACGCTGACGCATTCGCTGTTGTCTCGTCAGTTGAGGAATCACTCTAGTAGTCGATTTACTCACGGAAAAACAGGAGCATATACTGCTCCTGTTTTTTTATGGTATAATTGGGGCAAAGGAGAGGCCATGAAATATCGGAATATGAAAACAGGTCAAGAGAGAGACTTCGTGCAAGGCATGAAGATTGATCCGCTATGGCGGCCGGTCAACATGTTCAGTCAAGGCCGTGCAACAGTGTCACTTGTCGAGGTGCACCCCGAAGACATTGATCGGATCGACAAAAAGGCTGAGGAGATCAGCAATCCGGAGAGTTCAATGACAAAATCAGTCACCGCAAAGAATGTCGAGCTTGCAAAGAAGAAAACTGCACGCGAGAAAAATGCGACTGAAGCTGAGATCGTTGAGGAGTCAATCTGATGGCGGCCGGTCAAGGATTTGCAACAAACACAGAGCTTGCGAAGTTCTGGCGCACGCTGAGCGCTGAAGAGCAGACTCGTGCTGATTATCTTCTCATACTGGCCAGTGACAACCTACGTCAGATCGCTATGAACGGCGGCAAGGATCTTGATCAAATGCTGGCAGACGGCAAGATCATCGGAAACACACTCAAGCAGATCGTCATGGAGTCTGTGAAGCGAGCCATGCTCACGCCTCAGAATCAACCTCCTGTCAATCAAATGTCTCAGACTGCTGGTCCATACTCAGAATCATTCGTCTTCGCAAATCCTGCCGGAGACATCTGGTTCAAAGACAAAGAGTTGAAAATGCTGAAGCTCAAGGGCCAGAGATTATCATCAGTCAGCACAAGTCGCACAAATATTTATGAGGAGGAGTCACTATGACAAAACATCGATCAGTAGTCACCGGCTGGGATCCGGCATTCGTAAACCCTGACACATCAACAGGCCGTCCGAAAGGCGTTCAGACAGCAATCGACATGCGTATTGCCACAACTTATGACGTGCTTGCTGAGGGCGTATTTGCGGCCTCTGGAGTACCGGCAATCACCGGATCTCCGACAGACAGTGCTTCGATCTCCCCATTTATGGCAGCGATTGAAAGCCCACTCGGTGGCTTCTATATTGTGCAGCTTGATGATGACGAAACATTCACGATCAACATGGCAAATGTTGGCGCTGTGAAGATCTATGTGCAGCAACAGGACTATGAAGTCAACGCTGCACAGGTTGACAGTGAAGTCGTGATCGGCGTTGTATATGGCGCGACTGCAATCCCTGACGGAGCATTGCTATTATTCACCACCACGATCACGAGCGAGACATCAACGAGCGGCCTGACGTTCACTCCGGAGTTCAAATGGACTGGCGCAGCAAGCGGAATGATTCGAGTCCCACTGCAAGCAGATCTTGATGACATCGCAGTGATTCAAAATGGCACACACGGCCTTGTGCTTGGTGGCGCTGGCGCTGGCGAATATATTTATAATCTGCCAACAACATCATGGTTCGCGATTAGCGCTTCAAACAATCTTGCTGCTGCATATCCAGTCGGCTCGATCTACATGAATGCGACAAATGCGACAAATCCTGCAACGCTGCTCGGATTCGGTACATGGGCCGCTTTTGGAGCTGGTCGTGTGCCAGTTGGTATTGACGCAGCGCAATCAGAATTCGACACTGCTGGTGAGACTGGCGGATCAAAAACTCACACACTCACTATTTCTGAAATTCCTTCACACACCCACTCACAGACTCCTTTTGGTGTAGCATTGTCTGCTGGTGGCTATCCAGACGCAAACGGATTTGTTGTCGGAGGAGCAGGAACTGACAGGCAGGGTGGAGGTCGCGGAAATGGAAGTCAAGGTGGTGGTGGTGCTCACAATAACTTGCAACCATACGTTGTAGTGTATATGTGGAGACGTACTGCATAAACACCTGTGCAAAAAATGTGTTCAAGCTCCTCGCAAGCGGAGCTTTTACATTTCCGGCGGATCGAGATGAGGCTCAGGGAGCATGCAATCATCGCAGGTATGATCAAATAGTGGATCTCCATTGTCATCGGATCCGTGCGCGCCGCAGCCTTGTCTTTCGCCCATAATATCTGTATGATACCACTCCCCTACCGGTATTTTTGCCATTTTTTGCGCATAAACACAAAAACGGCACTCCACCCCTGTTAGTGTTCTATTTTTGTTCACTCCCCTACCCTGCTATATTATAAAATATTTTTGACACAACACCTTGAAATGTTTTTTCTGGCGTGAGCGGGGGAGAGGGGAGGGGAGTGCTGATTGCTATGGTGTATAATAGTAATGATAAGCAATAAGGAGGAAGAAATGTCTGAAGAAATCAAACAAGAAATCGGTGACGAAGAGTTGGCCGGTATGGGTAAAGGAACGGAGGAATCACAATGAGCTTCTCACTGCGACAGAATCCGGCACACGGAAACAACTTCACGACTGGCCGCAACGGCAACGCGATCACTGAGATCGTAGTTCACCATGCAGCCACGACTGACTTTGATGGTATCGCTCGCACATTCCAGAATGCTGCACGCGCTGCTTCAGCTCACTATGGTGTGGGCCGCAATAGCAATGTTGATCAATATGTGAGTGAGTCAGATATTGCATGGCACTGCGGAAACTGGGGACACAATAGCCGCTCGATCGGCATTGAAAATGTCAACAGCTCAGGCGCTCCGAATTGGGAGATCGCGCCGCAAACATTTGAGACTTTGGTTGAGCTTTGCACGAGCATTGCAAAACGTCACGGCCTGCTTCCGCTACGTGTTGGCGTGAACTTGTTCGGCCACAAAGACGTGAGCGACAAGCCGACTGCATGTCCATTTGCGCTTCATGGTCGATTGCAAGAATTGGCCGATCGTGTAAACGCAGCTGCAAATTCTGCAACTTCTGCACCATCAGCTCCTCGCAAATCAAATGACGTAATTGCAAACGAAGTCATCGCCGGAGCATGGGGCAATGGTGACGATCGCCGGAATCGCTTGGCCAGTGCTGGATATGACTATGCAGCGATTCAATCAATCGTGAATCAAAAGCTCGGAATCGGCGCGGCCGCACCTGCGCGCAAGAGCAACGATCAAATCGCAAATGAAGTGATTGTCGGAAACTGGGGCAATGGTGACGATCGCAAAGCACGTCTCGCTGCTGCTGGCTACGACTACGGCACAATACAAGCAATCGTTAATAGAAAGCTGGGCTTCTAGTATGGAAGCCCTCAGCGCGTTCCTGAGTGAGCTGCTGGCCGTTGATTGGGCTGGCCTAGTTAGCGCAGCGGTCGCTTCAGGAGCAGGAATCACGATCATCACTCAGCTTCTCAAGGCCCGATGGATCAAAGTGCCTGCTGAGAAATATCCACGAATCGTGTCAGTCGTTATGGCTGCAATCGTGGGAATTTTTGGAGCGGTTGCAAGTGGAATCGTTCTGAGTTCGATCACGAGCATTGTGGTGTTCACCATAGTGGCATTTGTGACATCGGGGATCACATACGATTATGTGCGCGGACTTGTTGTCGAGGCAAAAGGCGAAAAACCATTGTCAGATCAGCAAAGTTCCTGATACAATAAACATGCGAGTTGAAAGCCCTCGCAGTAGAAAGAAGCGGCACTGCGAGGCCGCTTCTTTCGTGCTATCATGGAATTAAGAAAGGCTTTCATGGCGAAGAAAAACACGACACCTCTGGAGCATGATGAACAGGTCGCAGTGATCAACTGGCTCAAGACTGAGAATGATCATGCTTCCCTGTTCAAAAAAAGGAATCTTCCTCCCCTCCTCTATTCGGCTATTGCAAACGGCCACTATCAGCAGTCGATCAAACAGCAGCGCAAGCTCAAGGCTGAGGGAATGAACTCCGGAGTCCCTGATTTGCTCGTTATCGTGCCGCCAGAACGCTCAAAACTCGGAATGCGGCTCATGTTGTGGATCGAGATGAAACGGCGCGAGGGAGGCACTGTGAGCGACTCACAGCAAGAATGGATTGACGCAATCAATGCGCTTGATGGCGGCAATGTTGGCGCATTCGTATGTTATGGATCCGGAGAGGCCATTGATTTACTGAAAGATATGATCGTGAAATTATAAAAGCACTTATGCTATTATTTACTCAGTGCATTGTGCGCGAGGCTACTGGGTCGCAAATGGGGTCGCTCGAAAGGGCGGCTTCTTTGTCGTATATTGACAAAAATGCAACGATGTGCTACTATAAGATAGTTATGAAACGAATCAAACAAACAATCGACACAATGCTTTATAGTTACAATCCACGAGAATTCATGCCGATCTATATGGACGGCAAGCTCGCGAACAGGAATCAGTTCATCTTATACAAGGTCAAAAATATAGTCACGAGATAATATTTGACACTGCTCATGCTTTCGCGCTACAATATGCGTGTGGAGTTCTGGGAGGTGTTTTCAGAACAAAAGGCGGCTTTGCGAGGGCCGCTTTTTTTGATGTTTGTTTTCCACAGATTTGTGTGGATTGGCTGTGCAAAAGTCCGGCCGGAATGCTCAAAATTTGGACACTTTACGTGTAGAATTTGGACAAGTTGTGTGCAGGAATTGGACAAATAACAGAGACTAGAACAGATTATTAGAACAGAATTTATAATTCAATAAATTGAATTGGCAAAAATGCCGATCGCGTGGGGGTTGTATTTATTTTTTTGTTTATGCTATGATGGGTGCAGTTGGGGAATCGCTGGGAACTCATCATTCGCACAATCCCTCAGCCGATAAATAACAAATCGAGGGTTGATTTTTAGAGGCCGATCACTTATAATAATAAGTGATGAGTTCCGGCATTTCCGAAAGCTCCCTTGAGAAAGGGGGCTTTTTTCGTGGACAAGCAAAAAACAAAAAGACGCGCCGGAACTGTGATCTTCGATGATCTAGCATTTAAGCTGACACCATCAGAGAGAATCGTGTTCGGAATCATTCATCGATATTCAGGCTATGCGCTGGGAGAGTGCCGACTGAAGCCGATGAAGATTGCTGAGCTGGCCGGAGTCTCACGATCGACAGTTTACAACGTATCAAAACGCCTCGCAGCACTTGGAATGATCGAAGTGGTCAAACATCAGAAAAACAGCGGAGCATTCTTCCGCGCTTTGAGAGTGATCAAAGACACACTCGATGATTCTCACAAGATGACTGGAGCGTTCATTGACGAGCTTGAGGCTGTTGAAGTCGAGGCTGAAGCGCCAGAGATTGAGCAGCCGGTTCAGTACGGAGATGACGCAATCAACGCACTATTCAGTTTTTGGCTGGAGACTGTCGAGATTCCGATCAATACAAGCGTGAAATCAAACCGGCGCGCCGCTGCAAATCTAGTCCGCAAATATGGTGACGCTCAAGTTCGCACGATGATCATCATCGCAGCGCAAGCAAAGTTCAGCCAGTATGCGCCTAGTGTGGCGAATTTCATCGATCTTCAAGCGAAGTGGACGCAGTTGCATTTGTGGGCCGAAAAGCGCGCTCACGCTGCGCTGATGGACAAATATGAAGCCATGAGCATTGAGGATCGTGTGGAGTTCAAGCGAAACAATCCAGAACTAGCAAAAATTATCACCGCAAAAAGGAGGGCGATGTGATGAGATTCAAAATCAAGCGTATATGGTGGGGCGTGAGATCATTCGTCCGGAACGCGCCAGAAATAATATTTGAAATGATTGGAGGCAACAAATGGCGGCATTAAAACAAAAGTCAAAGGCGGAGCAGATTGCAAATGATGTCGGAACATGGATTGTGATCGGACTCATCGTGATCGTGCTGATCGCCTTGACAATAAAATTCATTATGTGGCTATTTGGCCTATAATATAATCAAACGATAAAACTATAAGGAGAAAAACTTCCATGAAAGTATCACTATCAGTCGGCGGACAAGAGATCATTCCAGACATCAACAATATGTCTGCCGATGACAAGAAAAATGCGAAGAACGCAATATCAAAAATGACAAATAGTAAAAAAGAAATCGACATCTTCCAGTGGGCGAATCTCACTGTGAGCGTGATCGATGAGCTAGACGTGCAGCTGTATCTGCTGTCAAAAAACAATGTGCCATATTTGATCAACCACTCAAAAGAGCTTGTGCGCCAAATGAGGCCGCTGTTTATTGACGATATGATCGAGGCTGTATTTGCTGGCGCTGATACCGGAATGCGCGTTCGTGAGATCCACACAGAAGACGGCGAAACAAACGCACTTGATTATGTCGAAATCGACAAGGTTGAAGTGGCTCAGAAGCTCATTCACTGGATCGAGCAGACTCCGCAAGACATCGTGAATTTTGCTGAGGGCGAACACGACATCAACCGAATGAAAGGTGTTGTCGCGAAGTTCACGCCAAAGACAGCAAGCGAAGAGGGAAGCACTGGGCCATTCTATGTGTTCAAGTCATTGCAGACATCGAACGTGATCACCGGCGCTCGCTCGTGGTCAATAGAGAACTCAGGATTCAAGCCGAACGCTGCGCACGCGACAGTCAGCGTCAAACCTGACAATCAAGTGCTGATAATTAGTAATATAATTTACGCATTCAATATGAAAAAATTCACAAAACTATTCGACTATGACGCAAAGCGCGAGGTCATCATGAATGGCAAGATCGCAGAAATTGAGAAGAATTTCAAGCTGAGCTTTCCTGACGGAATCACACTCAAGAGCCTTGTCGATTCGACACCGGCGCTCGCTGAGAAGCTGCTGCGCGCAAATCCATCATCGATCACTGCTGAGCAAATGGTCGAGCAGGCTGATGAGTTCGATCTCGCACTGATGACTGATGACGCAGGCGCAATCATTATCATGGACAAACGTGACGCGCTGATGTTCGCAAACCTGCTCAATGACGATTATGTCGATAGCAATATGACAGGCGTTCACTACTTGGCAATCAAGAAAAAAGAAGTTCCTGCGACAGTTGATTCGCAGGTGAATATGGGAGTCTAAAAAATGCAAGGGCTTTCACTCTCACAGGAACAAATCGAAGTATTTCTTGGCCCTCGTGGCGAACACTCTCACGGCGGCAAAGGTGACGCAGGCTGCTTCAGCGTGTGTCCGGTGTGGAGCTGGGATCAGCGCGCTCGCGCACTCCAGATCTTCATATTAGATGATCGGATCGAGACACTGCAAAATCTTTCAAAATTTGTCGGCCAGTTCCCTCGACAGATCGGGAAGACATATTTCAATAAATGCGTGGCTGAATCACTCGATCGTGTTCAGGCCGCAAGAGCGAAATTCGGGAACTGATCATGACGCGGTGGATCTATGTATTCTATCGCGGCGATGACGTTGATTTTGTGGGTGATCAACAGGAGAGCATTGATCACTACAAAATCACAAAGGAACATTTGCAATGGCTATCTTATCCGATAGCAAAAAAGCGAGCTGAGGCGCAACCGGACAGCCGAAAGCTATTTGCAATCAGGGTTGATCCGGACAAACTGGAGGAGGGGAGAAATCATGCCAGTAACAAACACTAGCAAGCAATCATATAAAAAATTGACTGATCTCGGAGAGAAGCAGCGCGCAGTTTATGATCTGCTCAAGAAGAATGGCGGAATGAGTGATCGTGAGATGGCCGCTGCGCTTGACTGGGAGATCAATCAGCTGCTCCCTAGACGTGGAGAACTCGCAGACTATGGATTCGTTGTGAAGCATGGTGAGAAATACGTCCGTGACACGAAGCGAAATGTCAGTGTGTGGATCGCGACTGATCCGATCGCTGATCGACAGGTTGAGAAAATTGTCGGAAAAACTGAAACAAAAAAGGAGATTGATCCAAAGATGAAATATTTGCTCAGACTGAAAGACGGAAAGACATTCACAATAAGTGGCGCGATGAAGCAAGAGATCGAGGAGGCGATGGCCGCAAAACGTGGCAATCGAACAGTCACGCTCGCGAATCACGTCTTCTCGCTCAGCAACATTGCAATGCCGATCGAGGAATATGGCAACGCCGGTCCACTTCCAAAGGCCGCACCGGTCAAAGAAGAATATCGCGAAGTGACACTGATCAAGGTCGATGGCAAGTGGCAGGAAACAAATCAGATTGAATCGAAGCTGAAGCGTGATCGGATTGAGTACCGGACGCAGCAAATCGGCAAGACAACCGGAAACATCATCTCAGATCTCATGACTGTATATGATGGAATCTATGATTCAGTGCGAGACATGCGAGGAAGCAATGAATAAGCGCGCCACGATCATCAGATTGAAAATTCTGATCACCAAAGCACGCCGCACGTTGAGATTGCTCGAAGACGAGCTTCAGAATATAATCAACGCAGAGGAGAAAAAACAATGAAACGAACACTCAAAAATCCATCGGTCCAACTATTCATATACTTCGGACTGTTTATCGGCCTATATTTTGGCGGAATCGTAGCGCTTGCAACTGCAACCGGAAGCATGCGCAGCTCAAAGGCTCAAAAGGTTGAGACGCAGCAAACAGTCACAAAAACACCTGAATCTGTAACAGCAACAGAAAATCAAGCCACTGAGAGCGCGCCGGAAGCGCCGGAAGCAGGCGAAGCGTATCAGCAACCGCCTGAAGTCAAAGCCGCACCACAAAGCACACAGAACGAAGCCCCTGCGGCACATATTCCATTCACGAATGAGCCAGTCACAGCCGGAGATCCGCAAAGCTACGTGAACACAGTCGGCCAGTGTCCATTCTATGAAATGACTGGCGAAAAGGGCTGTGTGCCGCCGCCAGACATTGAGTGCAATGCAGACTGGTCAGATTGTAAATTAAGGGAGGGGACACAATGAGACTCGCATATATTTTGACACCTATCAAGCGCTATGCTCCATCAAGCAGCGCGGAACTCGCAGGGCGTGAAATACCGATCCGACATCTCGGAATCACAAAGGTTGTAGTGGTACGCACGAAGAGCAATGGAGGCATAGTGTGAAAACCGCAATCTGTATCACAACATACAACCGGCCAGACATTCTATATCGTGGCCTAGAGGAGCAGCTGAAACATCTTCCGGCCAACGCTCAGATATTCATCGTCAATGATGGATCCACTGACGCTCCGGATCACGATGAGCTGATCAAGATTGTCGAAAGATTCAAGCTGAAAGAGCCGCCGATCATGCACACATTCCCTCGCAATCGTGGGATTTCAGCTGCAAAAAACAAGTGTCTCGAAATGGCTGACGAGTGGGGAGCAGATCACATATTCTTATTTGACAGTGACACGTGGCCACGAGTTGACGGCTGGGAGCAGCCATATATTCAGAGCAAAGAGCCACATCTGATGTACATATTTGAGAAGTTCGCAACTGATGGCCCGAACGGCCACAATCTGAGCGACTGCAAAGAGATCTATCGTGACAGCTCGATCGTGGCATTCAACCACGTGAGAGGCTGCATGCTGTACATTGAGCGCCGTGTGCTTGATGTCGTGGGAGGATTTGATGTCCGGTATGGAAAGGCAATGTTTGAACACACTGACTGGAGCAACAGGATCCACAACTCAGGACTGACGAGCTTCCGCGTGATGGACGTTCCAGATAGTCAAAGCCTGATCTACTCAATGGACGAATATCGAGAAGCCTCAAGCTCAATCTCGGCCCTCGATCGTCAAAATGGCCTGAGAGACAATCGTGATCGTCACACTGCAAGCCTGACATCTCGTGAATTCTGTCAATACAAGTCTGAGCTATCCGGCAGCCGTGACATCGTGATGACTGGCTATTTCACAAATGGTCCCGACTTCCAAAGAGGCGGCCAAAGCTGGACACCAAACCTCACGGAGATTGACGGCCTGAAGCGTTCAGTTGAGACGCGTGGCGTTGAGTTCGTGCTGCTGCACGACTGCTTCGATCTGCCGAATAAAGTTGAATGCACAATGGATCCATACTGGAACAGAATATTCAGGGCATACGAATATTTGCGCGCAAACGAAGATGTCCGGCGCGTGTTCATGGTTGACGCAACAGATGTCAAAATGCTCAACAATCCATTCATAGGAGATCAGATGGAGTCCGGCATGATCTACACCGGCGAAGAGCGCGTGTTGCTTGGCTGCAAGTGGATCCGCGACAAAGCACAGCTCCCTCCATATCGACAATTTGTCATGCAAAATATCAATCTGAGACTGTTGAACTGTGGCCTGATCGGCGGCAGCAGAGAAGATGTGATGACACTGCTGCACGACATGCTGACGCAATACATAGACGCTGGAATGAAAGGAAATGACATGGTGATCATGAACTATCTCATGCGCACTCGGTACAGCGACAAACTGCGTCACGGCACTGGACTCGTGAACAATGTATTCAAGAGCTTGCAGCCAACTGAGGAGGGTCGAGAATGGTTCATGCACAAATAGGCCAGTACACTCACAAACGAAAGCAGTGTGTCCATTGTAGCCGCAAACGGCTGACAAAATTCTTCTATCGTATCAGACTGCCATTGTGCTTCGTGGTGATCGAGGTATGTGTCGATTGTTTTGATAAATTCTCACACAACATTCAAATTGTAAGGTCCGCTGAAGCGGACTCGGAGGGCAAAAAATGACACTCAAAGAATGGCACTGGCGGCCAGAGGACGGATCTCAAAACTTCGGTGATGAGATCGGCCTGCTTATACTGCAAAAACTCGGCTATGATGTCGAATACACAGACAAGCCAGAAGAGGCCGACATCTTCACCACTGGATCAATAGTCAGTTATATCAATCAACACGGCAAAGACGGAGCGATTGTGTGGGGATCCGGCGCGCTTGAAGATGACATCACTGATGACTTCAAAAAGCGATTCAAGATCGCGGCAGTGCGTGGCCATTTGAGCGGCAAGCGAATTGATCCGATCAACGGACTTATGCAATCAGCAAAGGGAGATCCGGCATTGCTCGCGCCGTTATTCTGGAGGCCGTCACAGGGCAAGACATACAATCTCGGCGTGATACGACATCACCTCGATGACACTGAATACCCGATGGCCGACATTGTGATTGACGCAACTGAGCCGGTCGAGGAAGTGATCAGCAAACTCACTCGCTGCTATACGATAGCGAGCAGCAGCCTGCACGGCCTGATTCTAGCTCATGCGTATGGCATACCATCAATGAGGATTCCACGAGACAACATCATCGGTGGTGACTGGAAATTCATGGACTTTTTGACAACTCAAGAGGTCAGGCTCGATCATACTCAGCAAGATTTATTGATAACACTCAGGGGGGTACTTTTATGAACGACATCATCATTCCGGTCAAAGCCGGTGAAGTAAACGAAGAGCTGCGCTATTGCCTGCGCTCGATCGCGGAGAATCTGCCACATCGAAACATCATCATCGCTGGCTACAAGCCATCATGGATCACGAACGTGATTCACGTGCCGACTCAGCCGGACTCAGAGCCGAACAAATACAAGCGCGTATCTCGAAACATTCTGGCCGGTGCAGCACTGGAAGAGGCTTCAGACTGGTTCACACTATTCAATGATGACATGTTCGTCATGACTCGAATGGAAGAGATTCCGATGGTCCATCGCGGCAATATGATCGATATGGTACTGAGTGACAAGGCTCCACAGCAAAAAGCAAGCATGCTGCTGACATACAACGCATTGATACATGCAGGAATCAAACAGCCGATCAATTATGAGGTCCATGCGCCGATGACTATCAGCAAGCACGGCCTGCTCGATTTATTGCCAATACTCGAAACAATGCGACTGTCTGACGCTGCGATCCAGTTCCGGAGCTTCTATGGCAATATGCACCACGTGGGAGGCGTTCAGATAGAAGACGTGAAGCAAGCAAGCATGCACACATTCAAGTATCACGTTGACTTCCCTATTGTCAGCACCACAGATGAATCATTCGCACGCGGTCGCGCCGGAGAGGAGATCAAGGAGGCATTTTCGCGCAAATGCAAATATGAGTTATAATAGACAGTGAAATGTGTGAAAACTTAAACGTCACAACACAGATTCTCACTGTTGGCGATCGGGGGACTGACTGATCATGTAGCCGGTCCAGAGAGGAGGTTGTGATGACTGTCATTGCAATCACCAAAATCGACACGCGCAAAAAAAGAGTGCATGTCACTGTCGATCCGCCGGAATGGGCGCGCTTCATTGACTGGTGATGTGTTAAAATAAGAAAGCAGAATCAACCCTGCTCAAGCATTTTCTCCTTATAGAAAAAACTTGCTTGAAGTGAGAGACTCTCCGGAGTCTCTTTCTTTTGTGGTATAATATCGGTATGAAAACGATTGCGCTTGAGTTCAAAAAAAGGGTAGCGACTGAAGAGAGAGACAGCTTCAATAATCCACTATATGAAGAGGAAGAATTCACGATCTCTGATTGTCTGATCGCTCCAATAACTGAGCCGATCGATCGTGTTGAAACCGCAGCGCTTGATCGTGACATGGCCATCGTGCGGATCCACCTGCCAAAGACTGACGAATCCGATGTCTCAAATTGCACTGTTGCTTATGGCGGCCAGACGTGGCGCGTAGTCGGAAAGCCGGTTCAGTTCATGAATGACAACACTCCGACAATCTGGAATCGATACGTGCGAGCTGAAGCAGTCAACGGCTAGATTTTAGCACTCTATACGTTCAACAATTATGGTATAATACAACCATGAGCGTGAATACTGACATTGAGATTGTGCGAGGCGATGACGAGGCGATTGAGCTGGAGTTTACAAATGAGGCTGACAATTCAGCTGTCGATCTAACTGACACAACTGTCATGTTCACAGTCCGAACAAACACGGACGAGACTGATGACGAGAATGCAATCATCAAAAAAGATGTCGTGACTCACTCTGATCCGACAAACGGAAAGACAACGATCAGCCTGCTGCACACTGAGACTGACGTTCAAGCTGGCAACTACAAATATGATGTCCAATACAAAGACGCTGCTGGGAAGATCAAGACACTACTCATCGGGAATATTTCGATTCTTCAAGATGTAACAAAGAGGACGTGACATGCAGAAGATAATTGCGAAAGTCACTGTCAAGCAACCAATCAAGGCGGTAGTTCGCCGAAACATCGTCAAAGTGACGATCGGGAAGACTGGATCCACCGGCCGCGAAGTCGAGCTTCAATCTACTGGAGAGAGCATTCAATGGCGCTATACTGGGGAGCCTGACTGGATTGATCTTGTCTCAATGGCAGATCTTATCGGTCCAGATGGTCCACAAGGCCCTCAAGGCGTGCAAGGTATTCAAGGGCCTACTGGTCCAACTGGATCCACCGGAGCGACTGGGCCTGCTGGCGCAACTGGCGCAACTGGTCCAAAAGGTGACACCGGATCCACTGGCGCAACCGGCGCGCAGGGTCCACAGGGTGTTCAGGGTCCACAGGGTGAAACCGGAGCAACCGGCGCTCAAGGGCCTCAAGGCGTGCAAGGGCCGCAGGGTCCGGCTGGTACTGATGGACGCAGCTTCAATCTTCGTGGCAGTGTCGCAACAGCTTCGTCTCTGCCTAGTAGTGGCAATCAAATCAATGACGCATTCATCGCTCAAGACGATGGTGATCTTTATATATGGAATGGATCAGCGTGGAACTCAGTCGGCCAGATTGTCGGTCCGGCTGGTCCGCAGGGGCCGCAAGGTCCACAGGGTGAAACCGGAGCAACCGGCGCTCAAGGGCCTGCCGGTCCGCAGGGTGTTCAAGGCCCTCAAGGTGACACTGGTCCACAAGGTCCAACTGGATCCACCGGCGTAACCGGCGCAACTGGTCCAAAAGGTGACACCGGTGACACTGGTCCGCAAGGGCCTGCTGGCGCAACCGGCGCTCAAGGTCCGGCCGGTGTAGTTGATTATAGTCGCGTAATAGCAATGGCTGCGGTATTATAGGAGGTAACATGAAAGCACTTGTCACACAATACACATTCGATAAAACAGCAAAGACAGTCACTCTGACAGGTCACTCTTCGGTTGACTTGGCTGGGCTACTGCTCATCACAAACGTCACTGATGGACAAATTATCTACAACTTCGCAGATCCATCAACCGGCGCGACTGTCTCAGGAAATGTCGTGACACTTGAGTATGACACGAGCAGCATGGATAACTCTGACGATCTCCAAATATTTTATGATGACGGATCGACAGTGCAAGAGGTTGAAGTTGTGCTGACACTGAAGCAGATCTTGCAGGCGCTCCAGAATCCGCCAAACATGGACAAGTCACAAAATCGTATTCGTGAAACGGCAGTGATTGAAAGCGGAACTGTGACAACAGTCACAACTGTATCGAACTTGACAAATATCGGCACACAACCGGCTGACGCTTTGTACAGGTTGACATCACAAAACACGTGGGCGAATGTTCAAAGGCGCACAATATCATAAAAGGAGGAGATGAATCATGAGCAATAATTTCAAACGAGTAATAGACAGAATGGCATGGGCGCAAGTCGCACCTGCTCCAAACGCACAAGCGGCCGGACAAGGGCTTGCTGTCGATCTTAGAAATGACATTTCACGCAATCCGTTCATTTATCAGCTAGTGTCAAACACAGTTCTGAACAGATACAATGCAGTCACTAAAGGCTGGAACTTTGTGCAGTCTCCGGCGCTCGCTGGAACATTTGGCGCTGGCGCTGGCGCAGTATTCGCTCCATCGCTCGGACTAAATGGAAGTATCTCAACAGGATCCACCACGACATCTGTCACGACATCAACAGCAATGACAGCAGTTGCTCCGAACATGTTTGCAAATCGTGGAGGCTCAGGCGAATACGGATTCAAAGTCAGAATCATCAGTCCGTCTCAAGGTAAGATTGAAGAGCGATGGATTATCGGAAACACCGGCGGCACGACTCCGACTTTGCTTCTTGATTCAGCGTTGTCATTCACGCCTGCTTCCGGTGATACTTATGAGATACTGGGCGGACGACTCTTCATGCTGGGATCTGGAACACTTGCGTCAGGATCATTCAAGTCTCTTGATGTGGCCTCAAATACGCTGGCAACAAAATCACAGACAAACCTTGCTGCAACGATTACGACTGACTTTGCTGCACTAGCGCTCGATGAGCAATATGTCCCTGTTGATATGAAAGCAGGTGAGGGATTTGTTGTCGGTGTGAGTACCTATGACGCAGGCTCCACAAAACGATGTCTCGTGGCAACTGCAACGGCTGCAAGCACTATCACAGGTCAATCGGCCGCTGGTGACGCAGCAGTTCTCGCAAACGAATATCGAAACTTCCAGATCAGGATCGTTGAAGATACCACGAACAAGACAGCTATCGGTCAGCGCCGCGTTATTGCCTCGCACACGGCCGGTCCTAGTGCTGTCTATACAGTCGGAACTGCGTGGACTGTGCAGCCTAGTTCAACAGCAAAATTCGTGATCGAATATCCGAATGTGATCATCTTGCGAAATAGCGCCACAACGTCACTCTATACATACAACTACGGAACACAAGCCCTCAATAATGGAACGAACTCCATTGCAGCTGACGCATGGTCAACGACATACTTTGCGGCTGCCGGAAACGCACACGGAGCCGGAGTCACGATGTTCCCATCATTCGGCATTCAACCGGACGCAGCAAAGAATGCTCGACATTCATTTGTCTATTGCTTTAGAGGTGGAAACACATCACTCGATCTGTTTGACATCGCAGGCGGCACGACTGGCGCATGGACAAACGGAATTGTCTATGATGGATCTGGAATGGCAACACCTACAACCGGCACGACTGGAAAATATGCTCCGTTCGATAATGACGGAAAGTTCGGCTATATGAACATCTATGTTGCTTCAGCAATCAATCAGATGTATCGATTCGATGTCAAAAACCGCGTGCTGACAGCATTCACTCCGACTGACTGGATCCAAACCGGAACAGCTGCGGCCGGTGATCGCTTGGGAGCAATCTGTGTGATTGATGGATCTGACAAATACACGCTTCTTGTGCTTGTTGCTCATTTGACAACTATCACACAAGAATGTGTGGTGCAGGGATAGACGATGGCAAGGCGCGAGAACTTCTTTCTTGACACTCGTGGGGGCGCATACGTCCTGCAAGTCATGGCAAAAGATCTCGTGCATAATACCGCGCAAAAGATCGCCACATCAGCTCAGAAGATGTCTGGCGCAGTGAGTGGCCACAAAGCAAATTTGAAAGTCGTGGGAAGCATTGAGGGGATCGGCGGCAAGCCTGACGCTCAACGCTACACCGCGACTGTGGTCGCTCAGGATAGCGAAACAGAGGCGCAGCTGAGGCGTGGCGGCTACGTTCAAAAATCAATAAACGCCGGAAAGGTACGATGATGACAATCGAATCAATACTGATCAGCTGGCTCAATACAAACGTGGAGGGCTGGGAAGCATTCGGAGACATACCGGAAGAGAAGCCGGAGAAGTTCATTGTGGTCGAGCGCACAGGAGGATCTGTGAATTCAGTCCGGATCGAACGGCCAGAAATCACAATCAGCTTCTATCACAAGACAAGTTCAAGTGTGGCCGCAGAGGTAGCGCTTGCAACTGACATCAAATTGCGTGCTGAAATTATCGAGCAGCCGAACATCTCAAAGGTGGAACGCAACTCGCTTGTGCGCCTTGATGATCTGATAATAAAATATCCGCGCTATATGGCATACTACTCATTTGTGCATTTGCTATAATGTTTGTGGTATAATATGGCCATAGGTTAATCAAACGGAGGAGAGAAACCACAATGAACGATAGTTCCAATGTATCAACCGGTAAGCCAAAAGTCGGCGGCGCAATTTTTGTTGCACCGAAAGGCACAGCAGTTCCAACAGACGCAACCACTGCGCTCGCTGGAACATTCGTCAATCTTGGTTATGTGAGCGAAGACGGCCTCACAAACACCATCGCAACTGACACCAATGACATCAAAGCATGGGGCGGAAGCACAGTTCTGACTGAGCAAACTTCATACAAAGAGACATTCAGCTTCGGCCTGATCGAAACGAAAGAAGCCTCTGTCGCTGCATACTACGGCGCAGAAAATGTCGAAGTCGATGGCAGCGGAAACTTGACAATCCACCACAACTCAAAGACTCTTGAGGAATCTGTTGCAGTTGTCGAGACAGTATTGTCAGACGGCCGTGTCAAGCGAACAGTCATTCCACACGCGAAGATGTCTGATCGTTCAGGTGATGTCACCTACACAGACGGCGATCCTGTCACTTATCCGATCGTATGGGACACAACTCCTGACACGAATGGTGACACAGCGATTGACTACATCGCAGCAGTCGAAGAATCAATCTAGTCGAAACCTCCTCCGTCAAAAAGTAAAAAAAGGCGGCCCCTGCTTGGGGTCGCTTTTGTGTTATAATCGTAAGTGTAATCTATAAGGAGAAAAAACAATGGATCCAAACGATCAAAATCAGCAAGCAACTCAGCCGGAAGCACCGGCCACAACAGCAACATTCGGCGATAGTGTCGAGCCAACAGAGAAGCACTTGACGCTTCGATTTGAGACTGATCTCGTGTTCTACGTGATCAAAGATACTGTCGATGACATGCGCTTCTTTGATCTATATGCAACAGTGTCAGAGAATGAATTCAAGGTCCCTGAGATCGTGAAATTCATGATCGGCGCTGAAAAATATCAAAGCATTTTTGACTACTATGAGAGCAAGGGCTTGAAGTTCAAAATCTCGAAATTCATGGAAGTTTTTGGCGCGCTCGACAAGGAGTTGAACGCCGATCCTGATTTTTTAAAACGATAAGTCTTTGGCATTCGCTGAAAGAGTACAGCGATGAGCTTGAGGCTGACTTTCAACAATACTACAATATTGATCTGATGGCCGTCATTCGCACTGGTGACGGCTTCAGGCGTGCCGCACGGCTGGCGATCATGCTTCCACGTGATTCGAGGTATGTCGCAAGGATTGATCCGTCTCTCACGTGGGACTGGCGTGACTTTTATGCAATGCTGACATCATACTCGCTTCGTCAGCTGGTATGGTCCAAAACAAAAGACGCTCAGAAAAAACACCCGACAAACGCGCCGGAGATGATCGGCCCTGAATTTATACTGGCGAAACTCCGTCATGCAGAGAAGAGCAAGGGCAAACTGGGATCAAGAAAGTGGACTCCAAACGCCAGAACATTCAAGACTTCTGCGGAGCTGGACGAGTATCTGCGAAAACCGCGCAAAAGCACAAGCAAATAATGGTATAATATAGACAAACCAAATAGCAGTGAGGGCTTTCACCGCAGCAAAGGAATGCAAGGGGTGAAATAATGGCAGCAAATCTCGGAACAGCATGGATTCAAGTGAAGCCGTCAATGGACGGAGTTCGAGGCTCGATCCTGAGCGGATTGAGTGGCACTGGCGCGTCATTTTCAAAAGACTTCGCGAACGATACGAAGAATTCTCCGGCGATGACTGGAGCTATTGCAGGTATAGCCGCAGCCGCAACTACAAAGGCCATTGAGGTCGTATCTAGTAGCCTGAAGCAATTTGTCGGCAGCGCCTCAGAAATTCAGAGCCTCCGTGCGTCATTTGAGAGCCTCACAGGTAACATCACAGACACAAACAAAGTGATGACTGCGCTGTATGACTTTGGCCGAAAAACAGCATTCACGAACGAAGACATTCAATCTGCTGGACGATCGTTCCTCGCAGTCGGCCAGAATGCTGATCAAATGCGCGAGAGCATGGGCCTTGCAGGTGACATCGCTGGCGCAACCGGCGCAAACCTCAGTCAGCTGGTGCTTCCACTCACACAGGCATTCTCAAAAGGTAAACTCCAGACACAGGACTTTTATCAGATTTTGAACTCCGGTGCTGGTGCAATGCGCGGCACTATTGAGGCGGCTTATAGAGCGTCAGGAGGAGTGAAAGAGCTTCAGAGCGCAATGGCAGACGGAGAGATCACATCAGATATTCTATGGGAAGCTATGCGCAGGGCAACTGCTGAGGGTGGATTTGCATTCGAGGGAGCAATCAAACAGTCACAGACATTCAACGGACGTATGTCAAACCTCAAGGAAACGATCACACAGGTCGGACTCGGAATTCTTGGCGTGAGCGCTGTCACCGGCGAAGTCAAGCAGGGTGGTATATTTGACACTTTGAGCAAATCAGTTCAGTGGCTAGTTGATAATCTTCCGAAAATGGTGGGCTGGCTAAAAGAGAATAAAGACTGGATCATGTCAATCGGCGTGGCGCTTGGAACAATGCTCGGAATAATCGGCGCAATAAGAATCGCGACTGCTGCATGGGCTGCAATTCAAGCGGTCCTGAATGCTGTGATGTCGGCAAACCCGATCGGACTCATCATCATCGCTGTCGCTGGCTTGATCGCTGGGCTTGCATATTTCTTCACACAGACTGAGGTCGGCAAGCAGATCATGCAGACATTCGGCCAGATTATCAGTCAAGTATGGAATGGAATCATGGCAGGGCTGCAAGTGGTCGGAGCATTCTTCGGATCAGTATTCAGCACCATCAGCAATATTGTCGGTGGCGTGTTCAACTGGATCCGCGACAACTGGCAACTATTGGCTGCAATATTATTCGGCCCGATCGGAATTGCTGTCGGCGTGATCAGTTCAAACTTCGGCACGATCAAAGCAATATTTCAAGGCGCATGGAACTTCATCACTGGCTTATGGGGTCAAGTGGGAGGATTCTTCTCAGGCGTATTCAATAGCATAGTCAACGCGTTCTCTGGTATCAAAGACATCGGCAAGAATATTGTCGAGGGCTTGTGGAATGGTATCAGCGACATGGTGGGCTGGATCACCGGCAAGATCAAAGGCTTCGGCGATAGTGTGCTGGGAGGGATCAAGAGCTTCTTCGGAATCAAATCTCCGTCACGAGTCATGCGTGATCAAGTCGGAAAGATGATCGGACTCGGAACTGCTGAGGGTATAGTCGCAAGTACAAAGGCCGCTGTCAAAGCAGCTCAGACGCAATCTTCGGCTATTATGGGGGCATTCAGCAACCTATCCAGTCCGACACTCGGAATCACATCAAGCATGCAGCTTGCAGGCGCAGGAGCAGGCTCAGGCGGTAATGTATTTTATGTCACGAATCCATCTCCTGAAGAAACTGCAACAATTATTGCGTCACGAATAAAAACACAGGGAGGTGAATTGTAATGGACGAGAAAATCACATCAGTCGTATTGAGCAGCATTGATCGGACGGATCTCGGCTCGATCAGCTTTGCTTTGTACACGGCCGGTCCGTACATTCTGGAGCGCATGGACGGCTGGGCTGGGATCTCTTCCATAAATACAGCAGTCACACCATATCAGATCCGCAACGGAAGCAACGTCAGCAATCCGAATCAGCTGGGCGGAAAGCTCGTGTCATTCCTCGTGCATATCAAGGGAGACACTGAGACTCAGACGATCCAAACGATCAACCGGATCAATGGCGTGCTTCAGACTCAAATGAAGCTCAGCGTGATCGACAATGGCATTGAATACCTGCTTGAGAAATGCAACCTTGCTGATTCAAGCTATAAGCTGACACGCAACACTCCGACACAATATGATCTTGAGTTCGTGCTTGCTGCTGATTCAGCATACCGCGTCAGATCAGAGACATTCGAGAAAGTCATCAGCGCTGGCGGTGGAATCGTCTCCGGCGGCATAATCTATCCGACATTTTCACCGCAAGACGATGTTGTCTCATACCCTGACTATGACACACCATACAACACAGTCACAGAGGTGCAGCAACAAAAGATTGTCATCGATGGCAATGGTGACATCTATCCATATTTTGAAATAGTCGGCAACTTTTACAGCGTCACGATCACACTGACTGATTCAGATGGGACTGATCACTCGATCACACTCTTCGCACTTGGCGCAGTGGACACTGATCACTATCATGAATGGCAGATTGACACAGAGTCTCTGACTACTAGCTGGACAACTCCGAACACATACGGCGCTCCGTCATGGAATGACTCTCCAGTTGTCGATGAAGCCGACTGGTTCAAGCTAGGCGTGGGCCAGAACATCATCAGTGCTTCATTCACTACTGAAGACGCAACCGGAACAGTCACCGCAAAGTGGCGCGAGAGGTATCTATAAAATGGCATACGATCCAGGAGAGGGCGGCGGAGGAGTTGATTCTCCATTCATTCCTCGCTATCTGCCAGAGGGAAAGCCAGTCATTGAATATGGCCGTGTTTATAGTGCGCTGAGTCCATTCGGACTTCACTTTGAATTCAGGCCGCTCGGATTCGAGAACTGGACTGAAAACATTGAGGGTGACACCACAGTCGAAATATTGATTGATGAAGAGACATTCGAGCGGATCAACTCAGTGTATGACATACCATACTCGCTGATCATCAGCTTGATTGCAAGCGGCCAGATCCGCAGGCGCATTGACATCGCCTATGTCGGCAGTGGCTACACGTGGAGCAACTTTGTTTATGATTCATATTATGTGCAGACTATCCGACAAGAGCCGAACAGCCGCAAATATAGAGTCGTGTGTGTGGGCGCAAAAGAGTATCTCTCAAAGCGTCTCGCGATTCCTGCCGGTCGAAACGTAGTTGATGGCACTGTGAGCGTCCCTGACGGCTCGCAGGCTGCGAAACCTATTCCGGCCAGTCAGATCCTCACATTCAGCAGCAAGTCGCAAAAGGGAGTGATTGCAGGGCTTATCGCTGAGACTGCAACGCTGCAAGCAATGCCGATTCAATATAGTGCGTATGGCCTCACAGGATCCATGCAGCGCACATATTTGATGAAAGACTTCCGGTCCATCAAAGAAGCGATTGACAACCTCATGGACGATCAGGGCGGCGAAGACGTGATTTTTGATGGTGGCTATGGCACGCGAGACAATGTGTCATTCTTATTCACTATCGGCAACGAGATTCAACGCGGAATCCCGATCGTCAATCTATCGACACGCAATGCAGAGATCTTCCTCCCTACTGTGGAGCTTGCTCAGGCTGATTCAGTCAATAATATATGGACTGTCGGCAATGCAACCGATGGAAACATTCTGCTTGCTCACAAGGTTCAGGCTGGCACAACAGGCAAGATCCTCCTGCAATCGGCAAACACTGAGCGCAACGATATTCAGACACCTGCATTCTTGCTTCAATACACGATCGGTATTCTTGAGCGTTCCGGATCATACGTCCGCACAATGGCCCTCTCAAGCGGCCTGACACCGAAAATGTTTCTCGCATACGCTGGAAACTATCTATATATTCAGTCACCTGAGCGGCCTGACATACACGAAACATGGTGGCTGGTAGTGAGTCGCACAATAAACATGGCCACAAAGATGATTGATTTTGATCTGGAAGAGTGGGTCATGGATAATAATGGCAATGGCATTCCGGATCGGGAGGAGTAATCATGAGCAGACATGCACGTCCAACAAAGCAATTTGATCTCATCGGAAAGAATTTCGGCAAGCTCGGCCGGACTCAGCGAGCGCTCGTGCGCCGGACTGACTATCGCGGAGTGTACTTTGATGATGGACTCGGCGCGCAATCGAAAGAGGAAGCTGCTGCAATGCAATCAGGCGAAGATCTGAGCAATGTTCGCGGTATAGTCACGGAGATCAAAGAGGTGATTGTTGACTGGTCAGAAGCGGCTGGCGTTGAGCTTGATGGTCCGACTTATTTGACACTGAATCAGAAAGGTCAGGACATTCTTCGCTTCAAAGTGACGGCCGATCATCATTTTGAGTTCTACTCAAACACACGCAACTTCATTGATGTATCTGGTAAAATAGAGAAAGAATGATCAAAGTTATGCAACCAAATCTCAAGCGCGTCACTATAACAAAGAAAGATATTGTCAAACGCCTATGCGAACATTGTGGAGCGCAAACAATGCACATCGGAAAAACAGGTACAACCTGTCTTCAGTGTATTGCTGACAATGAGCTTTCTGGCTGCTGCACAATCAAGCAATTCAACCGCTGGAAAGACGCAACCGGCAAGATTCTCACTGAGCCTCGTGGCGTGGAGATCTAGTCATGGCGCGGATCTCAGGGCAATCAGCAAGGCGATATGATCCACGCACTCGCAATCCGGCCAAACGGCGCGAACTGAGGGCGCGTGTTTTTGCTGGAAGCGATGTCTGTGCAATATGCGGCTACAACGTGGACAAGACTCTCGGTCCATACACGCCTGAGTCACCGGAGGTCGATGAGATCATTCCAGTCGCTCGCGGCGGTGATCCGTATCAATATGAGAATCTGCAACTGACACACCGAAAGTGCAACCGCCAGAAGTCTGACAAGATACCGATGAACTTCGCACCGGCCCCGATTGAGATGATTCCTCATTCACATAACTGGTAGCGCTGCAAGTCCCTGCATAAGCATTGTGCTTTTTGTTGTATAATAGGCACATAAAGTCACAACACGCCGACAGGCGGTAAAAATGGAGGGAAAGTGGCAATCAAAAGACCGGATTTGAGGGCTGCCGGTCCTCGCAAAAAGAAAGACAGTGGTGACGCGGTTGCGGTGGCCACTGTTATTGATACCAAAAAGAAAGCCATCGCCTCCAAAAAATCAACCAAAAAGTCAGCTGAAGCGGACTCTAAAAATAGTCTAACTACAAATAAAAAACAGGGGTCAAAAAAACCTGCTACAAATAAGAAAGATAAGAAAGCACCTGCAAAAAAGCGTGTCACTGCTCCAAAAAATGAGCGTGAGTGGATCCAACACATAGAGGGAATGAAGCTCAGTGATCTGCTGAGCTTTCTTGAGAGCAAGGGCGGCAAGTTGAATGTGACTGCATTGTCTGCTGTGAATGGCAGTGTCGCAAAGATCAATCGAATGCTGACTTCCCTCCCCTCAGACTATAATGCGTGGCTGGACTACTTCAGCAGCATGACGAACAGTGAAACAGAGACATTCCTCGAAACACACGTCCTGACGCTGGACAATGAGGCTGTGGCGGCCGGAAAGCGCTGGCTGCAAATATATGAGAATCCGGCGTTGATTGATCGTATCGTCACGAGCCGATTGCAGCAAGCAAAGTCAGAAGAGATCGGAAACATTCTCACTGCTGCAAAGTCTGGCGATCGAATCAAAACATTCGAGGCGCTGCGCGACAATCTGGCTTATAAGTTGCAAGACGGATCCGGCGCTCGCGACATGACAGTTCTGATCAAACAGCTCAATGAAGTGATGGTCACGCTTGATGAGCTATACCGCGAGACTGGCCAGAAAGACGATGGCAACAGCTCGATCCGCAAACTACTTGTCAGATCACGCAAGATGGCCAGTCGGCCGCGTGCTTCGCAGGCTGCAACAAAGATCTCTGACGTTGAGAGCGATGATGATGAGGAGGACTATTGATGAACGATCAAGCTGTTCTCCCTGTGGTACGCCGTCCATCGATATTTGAGGAAGATGGCAAGTGGTACATTGAGACGATCAACGGACAACTCCGAATCGGCAAACAGACACCACGTCTCGACATATTCAATGATGGCCTTGTTGTGCAAGCAAAAGAGGCGTTCAAACTGGTCAAGGATTATGGAAACCCCTTGTTTAAATGGCAGAAATCAACGCTCATGCGCTGGCTGGCTGTCTATGAGACTGGCCGCCTGACGAATACGCTGTGCGGACTCGAAGTGCCGCGTCAGAATGGAAAGTCGGAGCTGGTGACAGTCCGGATCCTCTATGGCATGATTGCTCGTGGTGAGCATATTATTTTCACCGCTCAGAGCGAAGACACGGCCGAAACGATCAAAAAGCGTGTGTTCAATTTCTTTTATGAAACCGATGATCCGAATGTTCATGACTTGCTCGGCCCTCGCTGGAAGAAAAAACACCCCTACTCTCTCAAGTCGATTGAACTCACAACCGGCGGAAAGTGCGTCTTCACTACACGAACGCGCATGTCTGGGCTTGGTACTACAAACGATGTGCTGATCAATGATGAGGCTCAGGAGATGACTGACTCGCAGGCTGAGGCCCTGTCACCTACTGTCTCAGCGTCAGCACTCGGCAATCCACAAGTGATCTACATCGGCACACCTCCGGATCCGACTGGAGTCGGCTTCATATTCAAATCGATCCGCGACAAAGCAATGAGCGGCAAAGCTGAAGTCTGCTGGCGCGAGTGGAGCGTTGAGAATCTCCATGATCCGAATGATGTTGACGCGTGGTATGACACGAATCCATCACTCAACCTGACGATCCTTGAAGACACTGTGCGCAAGATCGATCTCGCGACACTATCTGATGACTCATTCAATCGGCAGCGGCTCGGCTGGTGGTCCGGTACTGAATCGAAGCGCGCAATCACTGATGATCAATGGAGCAGGCTGGTCAACAAAGAAATTCATCTTCCGGCCATTCCTGAGCTTGTCTATGCGGTCAAAATTGCTCCGGATCGTGGTGATATGACATTGTGTGTCGGTGTTGAGCTGGGAGGCGATCAGATACATGTTGAGGTGGTTGATTCAAAGCCGTTCGGTGAGGGCCACAAGTGGCTTGTGGACTTTCTGTCGGAGCGCTGGCGCAAGTGCAACGGAATCATCATTGATGGCTGGTATGGCAAGCAGATCATTGAAGAGGATCTCGCAGCGGCCGGAGTGCCACGCAAGCGACTTGTCTCTCTGGCAATGGCTCAAATTGTTGACGCGCATGTGTTCTTTTATGAGGGCATTGAGCAAAATCTGTTGTCTCACTATGATCAGCCGGTCCTGAATGTCTGTGTGTCGAACATCAAGCGCCGCGCACTCGGCAAATATGGCGGATTCGGCTGGGAATCAATGAATCCGTCTGAAGTATCATCAGCGCCGATCGACAGCGCCACGCTTGCATATTGGGGAGCAAAGACACTTCCGCACCTCTCTCACGGCCAAAAGAAGCAGCGCATGCGCACATAATCTTTGAAAATAGTCTTGCATTGTTACTGATAACACGCTATATTAGTAATATAACAACGTAATTCATTGAAAGGCTTTCACAATGAACACACTCACAATCAACGTACACGAACAAACAAATCTAAAATCGACAGAAGTTGAGCGCCGTCACTATACAGCAGCTCAGCTTATTGCTGAACTTCAGAAATATGATGGAAGTTCTGAAATAATTATTAAAAATTTGAACACAGGAACTTATGGAAGCATTGACTTTCAAGGTTTATCAGCTGAAAGAGTGCAGGAATAGTCATGGCACAAATCACTTTTGATCTATCGGACGAGCAGATCTCTTTCATAAAGGAGACTGCTCATCAACTTGAAACTCAAGACAATCGACACACTGACACGCCGATCTATCGAATATATGAAGAGATAAAAGTTGAGAAGCGTGACGGCTGCGGAGATCACATTGCTCGGCTTGATTATGAGGGCGCTGAGGAACACTATTGTGACACCTGCAAAAAGATTCTTGAAGATAATGATCAGGATTTCGACAAGCTGCCTGAGATCGGCCAGAATGGCTGTGATTGCAACTATATTGATGAAGCACACTGGACATTCGACATTGATCTATTGCCTGCACAAGGCGGATATGATGGAATTGCATTCATCACTGAGAAAGCTGCTCAAGAGTATCTCAAGGCGAATCACTATCACTTCACAAATGGTGTTGTGTATGCTGAAAGCGCATTCCGTAACTGGGAGCTTCAGGGAATTATTGAGCTACTGAAGACTATGGGAAAATAGTGAAAGGCCCTCAACTCTATCTTAAATGTGAGCATTGCGGCGACATGTTTGAACACAATGGCCACAAGCGGAGACGCTGGTGCAGTGATAAGTGCAAGGCCGCAGCATGGCGCGCAGCACACACTGTCGCAAAGGTTGATCCTCCGGAGAAAGAGCCGGAGCAATCATGAGTGATTCGATCAAAGATCTGGTCACTGATTATCTCGAATATTTGGAGATCGAGCGCGGCCGGTCACACAAAACAATCAGAAATTATGGACTATATTTGAAGCGATTTGTTGAGTTCGCTGAAGAGATCACACCTGAAGACATCAATGGAACAATGGTCCGGAAGTATCGTCTCATGCTCAACACTCCAGAGTGCGGCCTGTCGATGATGACTCAAAGCTATCATCTCATTGCACTGCGTGGCTTCCTGTCGTATCTGGCGAAGCGTGACATCGTGAGCTTCAGTCCGGACAAGATTGAGCTGCCAAAGGTGGCACGCCGACAAGTCACATTCCTCAGCTATGATGAAGTGATCTCGATCATTGATGTTATACCGAAAGAGACAACGATCGGCTTGAGAGATCGTGTGATCATTGAGATCCTCTTCTCGTGTGGCCTGCGCGTCTCTGAGCTTGTCGGACTCGATAGGAGCCACGTCAACACGAAGCGCCGCGAATTCATGGTCAGAGGCAAGGGCCAGAAAGATCGTCCGGTATTTCTAGGCAAGCGCGCAGCTGAGAAGATTGATGAGTACATGGCACACAGAGACGATGATCTCAAGCCACTACTGATCAGCTATAAGCGAGGAGAGCAAGAGAGTGATGATGATCGGAGACTGTCTGTCAGATCCATTCAGAAGCTAGTCGGAGAGTATGCAAAGAAAGCAGGGATCACAAAGCATGTCGGTCCACACACGCTCAGACACAGCTTTGCAACCGATCTATTGATGAACGGAGCCGACATCAGGAGCGTCCAGTCAATGCTCGGCCATAGCAGTATCACAACCACTCAAGCATATACTCACATCACGGACAAGCAGCTGCGTGAAGTGCATGAGAAGTTCCATCGCGACACACGTTGATTTGCAATCATCACATAATTATTGAATAGTCACAAACAATGTGGCTATTTTTTATGTCACACACACGCTCATTTCTAACGTCATACAAGGTATATTGCACCATTTCATGGGTGTTTGTACTAACAGGGGTGGAACAGATGACAGATAATAATACACACAATATAGCTTTTACGCACTCAGGGTGTTGACTTCTCCGGTCCGGCGGTGTACTATTTAGATATTGGACATTTACAATTAAGCGCGTGGTGTTGGCAGTGAGGCGGATTGGAGTCGTATATGACAGTATCAAAAGCAACCGCAACATTGACACCTATGAAAGTTCACAAGCTCGATGGGAATTATATTGTTATCGCAGCACAGTTGAACGGCAAAGAAGTTGAATGGGTTCAGGTATCGAAACCCTATGCACATAGCACGAGCGCATTCGCTGCACTCGGCCGACTGTATCAAAAAGAATTGATCGGCAAGTAAACTCAACATAATATATAGAGCTTTGCTGCTAACACCACGCACTTAATAAGTAATGTACACATTGAAGCCTCCGGCTGGCGCTGGCTGGCTGTTCAGAAGTTCGTTATTTTTT